ATTATTGTGAAGTTAATGGTAAACCTATACGTGATGGTTTATCAAAAAAAAGTGAATGTAAACATTTACCTGATTTAACAAATATAGGTATCTTAGCTGGTCATGTTGATAGATGGAGTAATTCATCACCATCAAATTTTTACAAAACTGCTTTATATGATAGAGCAGTTGAGTTGATACCTGAAACAAAAAATTATGAGATTCCAGATTTCAAAGCGAAAGTTGTTGATGGAGTTTATTCAAGTCATAACTTAGCTTGTATTAGACAAATGTCGAATATTGGCAAGGTAATGAATGAATCTGTATTTTGGAGTGCATCAGAAATGGTTTATAACCATGTTGTTATAAATCTTGGTGATGATCTCCATATATGGGAACCTCTATCAATAGATCAAGTTTTGAAAGGAACTGATTTAACAAACCCTTTGAATCGTAAATCATCTTTAGGTTTTCCCTTTAGTGGACAAAAGAAAGATGACATAGTGACTGGATCTTATGATAAACCAGTTCTTAAAGCATGGTATGCAAATCGCATACGTATGATTATTGAACGTATGGATAAAGGTTTACCACCTTTAAATATATCAACAACTGCACTTAAGGATGAAATTGTGAAAAAGGGTAAAAATAGTCGTGTTTTCTTTTCTGGAAATACAGAATTTTTACTTTTATGTAGAATGTATCTAGCTCCCTTGATGGAATTATTTATGGCAAAGAGAGATAAATTATTTGCGAAAATTGGTATGAATGCTATAGGTAAAGAATTTGATGATATGTTACAAAATATGTATGCACATGTTTTGAAACATGCTACACCAGATGAACTTAAGCTTTTTAAGTCAATTGTATCAGATAGATTATGGATAGATGGAGATTATAGTAAATATGATAAATTGCTTGTCACATTGCGATATGCTATACATATAATTCTGTGGTTGGCAGCTAGAACAAAGCATTTTAAACAAAATGTTTTAGATTTTGCCCGTTTGTACTTGATCCTGAAAGCTTTACATGAATATGTTGTTATAATTGGACAAG